CAGCCTCTCTATGGGCAGTCGGTGATATCCGGTGCGTGCGATTGCAGCCAGGGCAGCGGAACGCCAAGCCGCCCCCCTCCGAGCTGCGCAGAATGCTGCTGAGTGCGGCCATGGCTCAGGCCTCCAGCAAGACATCCACGATGGCCTGGGCCACAAGCCACTTGCGTGCTTGATATGCCTCCAGCTCCAGTGGGTTTGAGAGGAAGAAAACCTCGACCAGCAGGCCGCCCCGCCCGACAAAGCCCAGCGTCCCGTGCTGGCTGGCTGATTGATCCTTCCATCCGCGCTCACCACGCACTGTGGTGGACAGTACGCCCGCTATGGCGCCGGCCAGCCGCTGGGCAAGCTCTTTGCGTCCAGGCAGAGAGAACACCTCAACACCACGTACAGCGGTGCTGGCGACTGCGTTGGTGTGCAGCTCGATGGCGACGTGCGCCCCTTTGATCAGCTTCAGGGCTTCAACGAGTCGCAGATTCCGGCGCCGGTCGCCGTCGGTGCGGACTGTGTGTCCGGCCTGTCTGAGCTTGAGCACGACGATGTCTCGCAACTCAGTCATGAGTGCGGCTTCAGTGATAGCACCCCTGACTGCGCCAGGCTCTGCATCGCTGTGGCCGGCTGAGACAGTGAATACCTTCGTCATGGCGCGCCCTCCGGCCTGGACTGGACGCACCTTCGGCGCGGCTTGGGCCACCACTCCTCACCGTCCAGAATGCCGCGTATCTGGCGTCCGTGCCTCAGGACAACGACAGCCACAGCAAACGCAAAGGCCAGTGCTGGCGGACTGTCATGCCGTCCGGTGAAGCCGATGTACGCAAACCAGACGCCCCAGGCCACAAAACCGATGATCGGGTAGCGCACACGCGCAGGCGTGGTTTCATCTGAACCCAGCGCCAGCAACAAGAAGCCCCCGAGAATGATCATCACCCCGATGGCGCCCTGGACACATACCAGGGCAATCGACAGCATGTGCAGCGCGTCCATGTCATGCCCCCCGATTCAGCTTGAAGGCATCCAGCAATCTCTGGAACAGGGGCCCGACGTGCGACTGACCGTAGGCGGCCAGGAACAGCGCGAAGAATGGCGCCAGCGCACTGGGGGGCAGTTTATCGCTCAGTGCCGGCGCATACGACTCAGCCAGAGCCGCTGCAGCGGGGCCACCAAAGGCGCCCACGCACCAGGCGAATACGAACATCACCAGGGCGTTGATGATGGGGCCCGGCCGCATCTCGATGCGACCCTTGGTTGACAGCGCAGTGGCCGCCCCCACCGCTGCCAAGAGCGCCACCGGCAGGGCCAAAGGCGCCGGGACGCCAATGGCCACCGCCGAACCATACAAACCCCGCTGGCCACTGTTGCGACCGGGGTTGCGACATCTGCCATGTGCGACCTCCGTTTGTTGCGCGAAGTGTCAATGCGCCGTCACGAGTGAACGGTGTCGACTTTCCGAATGTCGTCAGCGCACCTTGGCGAGCGCTCCCAGCCCCTTGATGACGCTGTTGATGCGCTCGGCAATGCCCACCAGCAAATCCACCCGGCTGCCTGGGCTTCATGTGATCGGAGAAGGCGTCGGAGGCGAAGAAGGCCTGGGCCAGACTGAGAGGCGTCTGGGCGGCAAGCGGGAGCGGCGTGTTGCCGTACAGGGCCAGCTTGGCCATGACGTTGACCAGGTCAGCGCAGTAGTTGACGCGTTGCTTCGCTGATACAGGAAACGGCGCGAAATCGAGCCGGGTATAGCCCGGCACCTCCCTCGCTTGCCGGCAGGCACACAATGCCACCGTCCGTGAACCAAGTCGTGAAGAATTGTGTGGTGCGCTGCATCCCAGAAGCGTGCATGTCGAGCAGCGCTTCGAAATCCGACTCTGTGCGCGCCTTGAGACACTCAACACGATCGCGCACCCACTCCAAGATCTGGATGTCGGAGAGATCCGCCCAGGCTGGATCATGGTCACTGGACGTAAGCACCTGGCAGGCAACGGCCGCGATGATCCATTGCGAGCGCGTGGTGCACTCCTGCTCCAAAACCTCGGCCAACGCACCGACCATGGGTCGGAAGGTGTACGGAACGCCATCGAGACTGCCGACGTTCACTGGCGCGACGTCCTCATCGGTGTCGAGCATCGCGTAATCGGTCAGTCGGCCGGCACCCAAGGCGAAGTCGGGGCCGTCTTCGCTGAGCTGCATCATGTAGTGCGCCACAACACGAATGCGCTCGCCAACGGTCCACAGCCTGGGGTCCGTCACATAGCCAGGACGCGGCGCTTCTGCAGCCGAAGCAATGAACCGAAGCAGCGCAGTGGTTGCGGCCTCATGGCGCTCAGCCGGAATGCGGCACACGGCTTCTGCCTCACCAAGGGTCAACTCTCGAAGCGCAACGGCGATGCGCTTGGTTCGCAGGTATGGGAAGGTGATCATCTGGCGGTGTTGTAGCGGTCAGGGTTCCAGACATCGTTCCAGTCACGTGCATCAATTGACGCGAGGCTTGCCAGGCGCATCTGCATGCGTGTGTTGATCAGCTTTCCGTCCTTATCGCGCGGCCCAGTCAGCTCGTAGGGGACCGCCTCAATGACCATAGGCGCGAAGAGCATGTCGGCGTAGCGCATGGCGACAACCCTGGGCATGGTCGATGGGAACAGCCCCGACCCCGTACCCTTCACTGCGCCAATGATCACGCCGTCGGCAGCCAGCTGCTGCGGCAACGACCAGCGGATGAGCTGCCTGGCGGGGGCCTCCACCTCGATCTCTGGGTTGGAGATCGCGCGAAAGTGCACGGTCACCGGGATCTGCATAGGCGGCAGGCCATTGAAGATCTGAGTGCTGTTCAGCTTGGTGACGTTTGACTTGCCAAAGAGGTCTTCGAGCTTTCGCTGAGCATCCGTCGTAACAGAGTTGCTCACGCGCTGATCCTGCAGAAATCGGTTGAAGGTGGCCACCAGCTCGACAAACGCACCACTCTGCAAAAGGCCCGATAGCGTGCTGGCCTGTTGGTCAAGGTTTTGCCCCTCGAAAGGGCTCTGCCAGTTGATGCTGTGCTCCACGGTGCCGTCGGACACCAGGGCGTGAACCTCTGGCTCCGACTGGTCACGCACCCACCGAAACGATGTGTCATCGCGAGTTTCACGCGTCAGCGGGTAGAAAACGGCAATGAGCTTGGGGTTGATCCCGCTCCAGTCGGAGCGGAGCACCCGCCCATTACCGTTGTCAGTGGCGGCCACGCTTTAAGCGCCCATGCCCGCACGTGAGCGGATGCGCAGCGACTTCATGCGGCTGATGCGAGCCGTGGCGCTGTGCGACTTGCGGCGGGCCTTGACGATGGCCACCTTCTGCTTGGCAGTCAGGCGCACCGTGCCGCTGACGCGCTTCTTGATGCGCACCCGCTTGCCACCACGCACGGCCAGCACCTTCTTGTAGACCGCATCGAGCTGAACGTAGCTGTCGAGCGTGGAGATCACGCTGTCGAACACATCGGCTTGGCTGTCAGCGTCGAACACGAAGGCGTTGACATCCTCCATGGCGGCATCATCACCCTCCGGCAGGGTGCCGCGCAGCAACTCGACGACCCGGTCGGCCGCTTCGGCATTGGTCTGGTTGAGCACCAGGTCGGCATCTTCTTCCGACACGCCCTTGGCCACCAGGTAGTCGAAGGCTGCAGTGGCAGCCACCTCGACGATGGCGGCCTCGTCATCGGAGATCTCGCCGTCCTTGTTGGAGTCGGCTACACCGATCAGCAGGGCCCACAGACGATCAGCCATCGATTCGTCAGCGTCCAGGTCAGCCGCATCCGTTTCAGCCCACTCCTGTACGCTGGCCACGGCCTGAAGGCGCACGTCGTTGAGGGCGTAGTCGGCAGCGCTGTCGAGCATGCAGCCTGCCTTGTCCTTCTCGGGCTGCACACCATCCAGGGCAACCTGCGGAGCGGCCTCGGTCTTCTTGGTCAGTGAGCCACTGCGCAGCAGCTCGCGGGCGGCGGGGTGATGAACCATCATGGTCGTTTCTCCTCGTGACGCGAGGTCACTTGATCAGGTTTTGGGTGACGAAGACGCGGCGAGCCACACCGTCGTAGGACACGTAATACTCGATGTGCACCTGGTCATGGGGGCGCACCTCGCTGGGCAGGATGGTGAAGGCGAAGGCGGCGCCGTCCAGGTTGCGCGCCGGGCGCAGCCAGCCGGATGCCTGCGCATCTGCCAGCAAGGTCTCCAAGAAGGCCGTCATGCGCTTGATGAAGGTCTGCATGGGCAGGTGCAGGTACTCCTTGGATGCCGCAGTGACACGGTTGTCCAGGTCGCTGGCCATCTCCGACACCGAGATGAGCCCCTTGAAGGAGACCAAGCTCTTGGTTGACGTCAGGCAGTCCAGGAAGACATAACGGCCGCCACCGTTGTAGATCTCGAAGCCCACGGCATTGATGCGGGCCCTGGCCAGGTCGGAAATCTCCTGCTCGGTGGGCTTGTAGGTCTGGACGATGCCCGTGCGACTGATGGGCCACTCCTTGCCAGCCACGGGCGCGTTCTTCGGTGCAAAGCCCTTGGCGTTCTGGCGGGCATTGCGGCCGCACGACAAGCCAACGTTCAGGCCACCCACACCCCAGGTGGCTTTACCGCCGTTGAGCGGGTCATCAGACAGCAGCGGGGCCCAGTAGACATGCGCGTAGTGCGTGTCCACGTTCAGCGAAGCCATGAGCGTGATAGCGGCCGCGGGCGTCAGGCTTCCCGACAGATCGACCTTGATCGGCGTGTTGATCTCGGCCGCAAACGCGATCAGCTTGCCCAATAAGGGGAGCGCCTGGGTGCCGCCAGAGATGAGGTAGCCAAACGGCTCGGTGGAGTTGCGAAGCGCCTCAATGCAGCGATCGTAGTCGGTGGCTGCATAGGACGTACCGCCTTCGCTGAAGCAAGACAGCACGCCAGACGTTGCCCACTTGTCGCGGTTGTCGGTTCCGCGCCCATAGGCATCCGAGGTGGCAATAACTCCAGCGGCGCCCGTGGCCACCACCACTTCGATGTCATCGGTTTGCGATGCGACGATGTCGGGCAGGAAGTTGCTGGTGCCGTCTTCCTTCTTGGCGGTCGGATCAACAGAGCCGGTGAACTCGAAGCGCAGGTTGTCCTGAGCATCGAAGACGCGCAGTGTCAACTGTGGGTTCGTCGTTGCGGTCCCAACTTGCGGCGTGATGTCGGCATGGACAGCGAGCTTGATGCCATCGTTGTGGCAGCAATGGTCCATCACCGCCAGAGAGTAGCCGTTGGCGGGCACGGTCGCAGCCACGGAGTAGACCGTGGTGTTGCCTGCGAGATCCACGAGCGCCCAAGACTTGGCCGCCCCCGCTGGAGCCAGGCGCATCAGGACGGCCTGGTAGGCGCCGCTGTTGAGGGCCTCATAGGCCTGCAGCTTCGCCTCGTTGAGGATGCTGGCCCGGATCGACTCGGCAGGGCCAGTCAAGGCCAGCAGGTTGGAGCGATTGACCACGAAGGGGCGATCGATGCGGCCGCGGCTGAACCGCCCCAGCATCGCAAAGACCTGGTCTGAGTTGGTGGGCGCAATGCCGTCGGTCAGATCGACCAGCGGGTTGAGCTGCACACCAGCCTGGAAACCCAGCTGGCGAACGAAGGGGCGGAAGCCGGACATGATCAGCCTTTCTTGGTCAGGGCGAACGGCAGCTCATCGGCGACGAGCCCGCGCGTGGCGCTGGTGTCGTCGTCGTTGAGAGCAGACAGGTTGTCGAGCACCGACACCGCGTGTTCCGGGTTGTGCAGCGTCACAGAAGCCACCCCGCCCGCGTCCAGGTAGGCGCCCGAGATGGGCTCAACCTTGGGCATGGAGCCGTGGTTGCGCAGAGTGATCTGGACCGGGAACACTGTGGTGTTGAGCCATACAGCCATGGCGTCGAACTCGGGCGCCGGCTCGCTCTCAGCATCTTCAGATGCCTCCGACACAGCTTCGCCATCCGCGGCAGGGACTTCAGCAGCAGGCTCGCTCGAACCTTCGAGCTCAGCAGCTGCAGCAACGACAGCCTGGACTTCAGGCGCCGGAGCCTCGGAGCCACCGACAACCTTGGCGTCTGCAGCATCGACTTCCTCGGATGCAGGCTCGATGGCCGGCTTGTCTGCTGCGGGAGCAGCTCCGAGCTCGGCTTGATCACCGCCAGTGGCCTGCGGCTCATCCTGCACCGCTTCTTGCACCGCATCTTGCACATCAGTCGCCGCCGGGGCGGACGCCTGCTCGACTGCCGCCTCAGGGGCGGCGCCACCAGCTTCTACCTTCTCGGTAGAGCTGGCAGCACTTTTACGTCGTGCCATCAGCTCACCCCCGATCAGCTCAGGTCGCTCACGTCGATCAGGGCGCAGCCCAGAGCCGACGGAACGTGCGGGTTGACTTCGGTGAAGTTGCGGCTGTACATGCCCGCCTGCTTCTTGAAGTCCTGACCGGTCGCCACGTCCACGAAGGTGGGCGCCACCGCATCACCCATGACCACGGGGTTGCGCGCCACATTGGTGGAGCGGCCAACGGCTACCAGCTGGGCGGTCTGCAGGGTCGCGTTGTTCTGGTTGGCCACGCGGGGAGCGTAGTAGACCTCGTACTGGCCGTACAGGCGGCCGGCACGGAAGATGCCGGGACGCTTGGGCAGGCCAGAGGGCTCCCAGATGTCACGACCACAGCCTTCCCACTGGCTGATGATGAAGCCAGGGGCGTAGATGTGGGTGATGCCATGGTCCATGGTCAGGTTGGCCATGTTCTGATCGGCGTTACCGAAGATGCCCTGTTGGTCCTGCCAGATCTGGGCGCGGGTCTTGTCGGTCTTCTGGTTCGAGTAATCGAAGTCCAGATTCACGATGTTGTTGCGACCCAGGTTGTAGGCCATGCGCAGCGCCAGGTAGTGGCGCTCGTTGGCCATCTGGGTGCGGATCGCCATCAGCGCCTCGCTCATGGGATCCAGGCCCAGTTCGTTGCGCATCTGGCCTTCAGGGTCAATGCCCAACTGGGTCAGCACGCGGCTCGACGTGGCGTACAGGTCGAACACGTCGGCGCGCACACCCACGCGAGGCGTCAGGGCCGACTGCGTCTCGAAGTCGATCACGCTCTTGGCGGTCACCTCGGTGCCGGCTGGCAGCGTGCCGCCAGTGATCGCCGTGATGGTGATGGCGCCGGTGGCCAGAGTGACCGAGCCTGTGATGGTGAACTGCGTGGCGCCGCCGGGCAGCGTGAAAGTGCCGGTGAACGGGCTGGTGGCGCCGCTGCCATTCAGTTGGTCTTGTGCCACGGGCATGCCGTTGACATAGACGATGGTGCGGCCGCGATAGACGCCCACACCGGTGGCGGCGGGGTCACAGTAGTCGGGATCGTTGGCCAGGTTGCGCTGGGTGAAGGCGCGGTTGTACGGAGCTGCGCCAGAGATATCGAACTTCACCAGACGCTGAGCAGTGGTGTACAGCTTGCCGCTGTCGATGCCGTCCATGATGGCGCCGTTCAGGTAGCCGCCGAAGTTGCTCTCAGCCAGGTGCGACAGGATCGCCAGCTTGGCCTGGTTCGAGCCGATGTCCACGGGCAGGTAGGACGCCCAGGGAATGCCCTCGCTGATTGCCGAGAGGATGGCCACCACAGCGCGGTTGGGTTGCAACGAGCCCTGCTCGTGCGCCTGGTTGGTGGCCGCGTCCAGCGCCTTCTTGGTGCCGGCATCGGTCAGACCGATCATGGCGGCGTGGCCTTGCTGCATGGCGGCTTCGACTAGGTCGGCAGTGGGGTACACGCCGTGCTCGCGGCGGTACACCTCGGTGCCAGCCACGATCGAGTCGAAAATGCGCTTTTCGTCGTCATCCTTCAGGGACGACAGCAGCGGCTGCAGCACGGGAGGGGCCGAGAAGCCCGCTTCGTTGCAGACGCTGTCAAAAACGTCTTTCTTGGAGGCACCGTCTTCGACTTTGTCGATGACTTTGTCCATGAACTCAGCAACCTGGCGGGTGCTGTCCATGGCGTACAGGGCGGTAACTTGCTTCGGCATCAGTCTCTCCGTTTGGTGAACACACGTAGCAGCACCGGCTACATGCGCGATGCTTGAGACTTGATTCTTCGAAGTCAGAAAGGGTGTCGCCTATGCGTTTTTCCAAACGCTTGGCCTCATGGTGATTGCTCGGCTCAATTGACTGGGCCCACCAACTGGTGGGCCTTGTCAGCGCATCAATCCCCTAAGGGTACGGATGCGTTCTTTGGGATCCAGCAGTCCCAGCAGGCTGGCGCAGATCCAGCGAGCCAGATCACGCAGCACAGCGTGGGCGCGCTTGTTGTGCCGCCCTTATCTGCCCCACCGAGCACCAACCCCTTCCAGGATCGCGTCTGGGTACTCGTCGGCTTTTGTGAAGTCACCTACGCTATTAATCCGAGTCAACTCGTTGTAGATGATCCGAGTGCGTGGATACCCAGGCTTTGAAAGCTGGTCAACATGCAGATCTGACAGCACTGGGCTGTCAATGGTCACGCGGTCAAGCAGGATGTCTCCATTTGTGAAAGAGTTGCGAACGCCGCGTGTGCAGCGGCGCACGGTGACATCGCGCGCATAGACACGGTCCATGTTGCCGCGACCCAGATGCCCGCCAATAGCCGATATGCCGCTGCCCTTCTCGTTGTCAGCGACCACGTGGTCACGCGCGTATGTGTGCCAGCATGAATCGTTTGCGCCATCTTCGATCAGACTGTTGGTCATGTAGATACCAAGGACGCGACCTTTGGGGGAAAGCGCGGTCCACTCGAAGCCAGAGTAACCAAAGCGACGGCCGGTGCAGTTGTCGTAGACGTGGTTCATAAGCGTCTGCGCGGCTTGCTGGCCGGCGTAAAGCTGACTTGAGAAAGGGCTATCGAACACGTCCTCAGCCGTGCAACGCTGCACGGTGAAGTCGCGCGTGCTGGTCCCCGCGCCGAATGCGCCGCCGACGAAAAACCCGATGCTGGCATCACGCCAACCACCGGAGCGGTATGACTCACAATCTTGAATCGTCACCCCGTGGCAGTTCTGCGCCAGTTGAGACTCTTTCGAGTAGTCAACAAACACAAGACCATCGACAGTGCAGCGACTTGCTCCAGAGTCCATGAACACACCGGTGCGGATATTCGACACTCGCAGCACTTTGCCCGACATGACACCACCAAGAGGCTTCACGTAGATGACATTCGTGTTGTAGTTCCAGCACGCGGTGCCGTTGTACATCTTTGCCGCAGTGGTGGCGACGTTGGTGTCCCACTCGACAAAGCGCAGGATCTGATTGCCCTCGGTCACGTGCCCGCCAGTCGCTGCGGCGAGCTGATACGACCAGACGTTGTTGGCGGCATCAAACGTCCAGCTGGCGGCGGGCACGTCGATTGACCCATCCAAGATCGGCTTGGCACCAGTGCCGTAATAGCCCAGGGTGATAAGACCGTTTACAAACAGCTCCTGCGGGAATCGGCCGCGCAGCGTCGTGCCTGTTTTGATGACAATTGAATCGCCCCGCGCTGGTACGGGCATGCCGTCGGGCGTGTTGTAGGGGTTTGCAAGCGATCCGGTGCCGTTGGTCGCCTGGGAAGGATCAATGTAGATGATTGCCATGATTTCGTCCTTGTGCTTCCAGTGATTGTCAGATGCCGGGGCGCAGTCGAGTCACGACCGAATGCACGGTGTTGACCATCGTCCCGGAGCCAAGCGTCAAAACGAATCCACGCAGTTGGAGCACCGCGTAACGCCGCAGATCCGCTGTCGTGACCGCAAACGCCTGGCCTGATTGCTGGCCACCAACGCCAGCGAACCCGGAGGCCTCGCCGATCTGGCTTGTCATGGAGTTTCGGTTGCTCACAGCAACCCCGTGCCACTTTGACGTAACGATGCCCGTTGCGCCGCCGTTGTTGACGCTACCCATTTGGGCGCTACCCAAGTACAGGCGCAACCCGCGCGTAACAGCCGTTGCAAAAGCTGGGTACGTGACCTTTGCCTCGATTTCGATTGACCAGTTCTCGCGGATCAACCAGGGCGGAATCACATACTCGTAAACCACCTGCTCAGTCGTTCGGTCGTCCAGAAAATCGACGTCGTAGTTTTGAGCATCCAACAAGATGTCAGAACCGGATGACGGCTGCCATGACGTGCCGTCACTGGTCCAGCGCGAGTGACGGACGCCAATGTCCCTGACAATAACGTCCCCCACATAGGCGTGAGGTGGGGGCAGGTCTTTCCATGAGTAGATGGGTCCACCTCCCACCATATCGCCATTTGGTTTGGTGAGTCGCCCCACATCATCGACCAACACAGGCTGTCGCTCGCCCACAAACACGATTGGTTTGGCCTCGACTTCTCGGCTGGTGGCGCTGTCGATCACCTCGGTGGAGGATTTCGTCGACGGCGTCGACACCCCGCCAGGCGGCATCACCATCACCGGCTCAGCATGAATCGTGCGGCCGTTCAGAACATCAGTGGTCTCGGAGATTTTGGACATGCAAACACCATCAAGGCAGATTTGATCTGCCCGATGGTGCTGGGCTCAGACCCATCTGATAGGGCCGATTTTCCGGACTCAGGCCATCGGCTGGGGGTCTCTGAGCTCAGCGTACTGCGCCTTGGCCAAGCCGATTGCTTCCACAAGCTCATCACGTCGCGCCTGCTTGGCTGCCAGCATGCTGGTGCGGCTGGTGCGGATGCTGGCTGGCAACGGCACACGCACGCGAGCCAGTGCAGCCTGGAACTTAGCTCGCCCGACCTCCATCTTGGTGGCGATCTCCAGAATGGTCTTGCGGTGGTCATCCTGCTCGCGCAGCGGCGTCACCTTGCCGTTGATCTTGACTTCGAAGACATCACCCGTGGCCTTGACAGCCAGGGTCACCGTCTGGCCGTCCGCAAAGGTCAGATTCAGGTTGCGGAAGGTGATACCCGCGCGACGAGATGTGTTTTGGTCGGCCTCGGCCGTGACCACCTGCGCCCCCAGCTTGGTGAACTCTTTGGACACCTCACGGATAGAGCGAGCACGTGCACTCGCGTTCTCAAAGTCGAAAGTGATGGTCTTCATGTTGTCCTCACATCTGGTCGTCTGGATCGCGGTTCGAGCTATCGAAGTGACCGCCGTGGTTATTGAAAGTGCTTCGCATGCCGGCCATGGTCTTGGCGCCGCCCTGGTCGGCCACATCGCCTGCGGCGGTGATGTCACCCCCGGAGGTGATGTTTCCGCTCACAGACAGATCAGCTCCGTCGATGGCCACGGTGCCGTCCACCACAGTGATGGCGGTCCCCCCAACCGTGACGAGGAACGTGTTCTCCGCGGTCAACTGGATGTTCGCGTGACGCCAGCGGCGCCAGTCCACGGGGTTTCCAGTCCGTGGGGTGCGGTAGCCCATGATGATCGGAAACCGTGGGTCCCCCGCCTCGAATGCCAGCCAGACCAGATCGCCCGGCAGGATGCGGATTTCTGTGTCGCTGGCGCGGTCACCCAGCGGGTTGCAGAACACCGCCACGGGCAGCGCATCAGACCCGTCTGTGATGCCAGGGATCTCGACGCGGCAGGTCCGTGCTGCACGGTCATATGCTCGGACGATGCCAGGCAGAAGGCCATTGAGTAAGCTCATGCGATCAACTCCCCCAGCCAGAACTGGCTGTATTGCTCGCCGCCGTCTCTTGGCTCAAAGACATGGGCAGCTGTAATGGCGACATGGGGCACGCCACCGACATCAACCCTGGCGCCGGCGTTGTAGTCCAGGCTGAAGGCGTTGCGCAGCTTTCGGCGAAGGACCAAGGCGGTGCCCAGGTTATTCACGATTCGCTGATCTGCCCGGGGCCGGTAGACAAACCCTCGCGCAGCGCTCTTGCGTCCATAGACGAACTGAGACCCTGGCAAGGTCGAGAATGCAAACGGAATGGCGTGGCGCTCCAGTAGCCCGCTTTCGACGACCTCCGCCACATCCTCTGCCACCACGACACTTGCCGGGGCCGAGATCAGCTCGCGCAGGCGCCGGAAGGAAACCAGGCCGCGCTCAACCACCAGAACGCCCGCCTCCTCCTGGAGGGCCTGGGCAACCATGAATGACGGCGTCTGCCCGACATAAGCCGCAAAGACCGGCACCACAAAGTCGCTGGCGATGCGCACCGTTGCGCCGCACGCCCTGTAGATGCCTCCCAGGCTTGCCGATTCGCGTATCACGCTGCGCTGGAGCGGTGCAGCAATCGCCGCGCATGAGCGCAGCAGCGCGGTAGCGCGGATTGAGGTGTAGACGCGATCGCCCTGAGCAAGATCGTCGGCCCGGCGCTCCTCCGTCTTGACGATCTCAAACTCAGCGTTCACCCAGCGG